TACGAAGTCGGAGGGTATTTTGGCCCACAAAAAAATGGACCCCAGACGGATGGAACCGTCAAGGGTCCAAGACAATAACTAACACACTCTTATTATAAGGGAGAAAGGCAGCAAAAATCAATATGGAAATCAAGTTATTAAGGCTTCATTGCGAAAATTTCAAATGCTTCAAGGAGAAAACCGTGGAATTTGGAAACCGGACCAGCATTTTTGGCCGGAATGCATCCGGGAAAACTACCCTCATGGATTTGTTCTTCTGGATTTTGTTCAACAAAATGTCGGATGGAAGTCAACCGGATAAAATCAGGCCGCATGGGGTTGACGGGAAGGATAAAGATTTTATTGATATTGTTGGTGAGGCTGATTTGGAGATAGACGGGCGCCCTGTACATATCAAGAAAATTCAGAAACAAAAGTGGACAACCCCAAGGGGACAGGCCGAAAAGCGGTTTGACGGCAATTTCAATAGCTATGAAATCAATGATATCCCTAAGACCGAGAAGGATTTTAAAGATTTCATTGAATCAGCTATCAACGAGGAGGTTTTCAGATTTGCATCCAACGCCACGGAATTCCTTAAACTGAAGACCAAGGACCGTAGGGCAAAGCTGTTTGAACTTGTGGCAGGATTTACGAATCAGGATGTAATAGAAAGCGATTTAGTCAAGTATGAAAGCCTGGCAGAGGAATTGCAATCTTTTACACTGGAGGAATTACAAGCGAAAAACGCCAAGGCCCTTAAAGAACGTAGGAACCGCATGAAAGAATTGCCAGCCAGGATAGATGAGGCATCAAGGTCATTGGTGGATGTGGCGGAACTTGAACTTGCCAACGCTGAACTGAAACGAAAAATACAGGAAATTGACCAGCGGGAAAATGATACCATGGCAGCCATGAAACAGATGGATGAAGCTACCAACGATATCATTGAGCTAAAGACAAGGCAGTCAGAGATGATTCGGAAAGCCAATGAGGTTCTGATTACGCAGCGTAAGGAGATACAGAGGCGTATAGATGCAGCGGAGGAAGGCTTCGCTAAGGCTATGGGGCAACAGTCGCTGGCTGAAATGGGGATTGAGCGTGCCAGGAAGTCCATAGAGCAACATGAGGCGGAGAAGAAAAGGCTGGGTGAAGAATACATGAAAGAGCGCAGTTTTTCCTTCGATGAATCAAATTGGATTTTTGACGAAGAGTCGGTAATTTGTCCCAATTGCGGTCAAGAATATCCGGCGGACAGGATAGGACAGATAAGAGCGGACTTTTCTATTAAAAAGGCCAAGGCACTTGAAAAATTTAATACTGATAAAGAGAAACGTTTAAATGATATAGTAGCCTCCGGTTCTGCTGAGAAAAAATCCGTTGATAATAATGCGGCAAAAATCGTTGAATTTCAAAAGCAGATTGAGCAGGCCAAGGCAGACAAAATAACCTTTAATGCTGCAAAAACAGCCGCATGGGCTGAAATGCAGGCCATGCCAGAAAGCGCCGATATGTCAGAGAATCAGGCGTATGAGGCACTATGTCTGGAAATTTCAAGAAAAGAAGAAGCCCTTAACGCAATGAATACCGGGGCCGATTACCGGAAGCAGCTAAAGGCGCAGAGGGACGAACTTCAGAAAGAATTATCTTCTAATCAAGCGAAGGTTTCTGCTAATACGGTTGCTGACCAGAGGATAGGGGATTTGAAGAAAGAGCAGAAAGCCCTTGCGCAGAAGATTGCGGACGAGGAAAAGCGGCAGTTCCTTCTGGAAGAATTTAACCGGGCCAAGGTATCAATGCTGACTGACCGCATCAATGAGAACTTTTCCGTTGTTAACTGGAGGCTGTTTGAACCGCAAGTTAACGGTGGGTATAAAGAGATATGTGAGCCAACTATTGGCGGAACGTCCTATGGAAACGGTTTAAATGCAGGCCACAAAATTTTGGCAGAAATGGATATAGTGAATACCTTACAGAAAATCTATGGGGTATTGGTGCCGGTATTTCTGGATAATGCGGAGCGGCTTTCTAGTAATTCATATGAGGAGGTTCTGTCTGCTATGAATTGCCAGTTAGTAACGCTGGCGGTTTCGGAAGATGCGGAATTGAGAGTTAAGGTGGGGGAATGCCATTGAATAACAGAACATTGAGGACGAGCCATACAAAGCAGAAGTATGTAGTTGTGGCCCTGGTCGGAGGTACAAAGAAGTATGTGGCCCGGTATTATTTTCGTAAACATGAATATGAGTACACGGTTCTTTTAAATAAGGCTTACAAGGGTGATAGCCAGGAACAGGCAAAAAAGGTAATTGAATGGTTAGGGCTGGAAGGCCGGGCGTGGATATTGCCAGTAGAGGTTAAGATGGAGGTGCTAAAACCGTATGACTGAGGAGCAATTTAAACAGGCAGAAGATATCCGTAAAAAGATAGAGGATGTTCAAGCGGTTATGTGCAATATTTGTAAATACCCACCTTCGTTTTTAAAGATTTATATTGGATGTGGTTCAAATGAACAAATGATGATTTCAAATATAGTAGGACATGGCGGCGTTGTGGCAATCAGGGAAGCAATCTTGAATTATATGGATGCAGAGGAAAAGCAGCTTAAAGAAGAATTTTCTAAATTATAAGGAGGATAACCATGCAGTTAATCAAGGTGAAATTTTTAAAGGGAGATGTACCATCTGGGAGAGCCTATACTTACTCATCGGAGGTAGTGGTAAAGCCTGGGGATGAAGTTATCCTCCCTGGCGGCGGACATGGTGTTGTGACAGAGGTTGATGTGCCTGAATCAGCGGTGGAAGCCTTTAGGGACAAGCTCAAGGCTATTGAAGGGAAGGCTCCGGCTGAGCAGGAATGAGGTTTACTGATGAAGCTAAATCCATGTAGATATTGTGTGTTGTCTTCATATTATAAAGGAAAAAATTTCCCATCATTGCGGGAAGAGTGTGGCAAGTGTGAGAACTTAAAAGAACACCGAGAGTATTTACAGTCGCAAAGAAAGTTCATAGAAGGAGAGCCCATAACGGGCGTGGAAGAACTATTGCAGCAGGAATGGGTTATGTGGTATCACCAGACAAAGCATGTCGAAGTATTTAAAAGTATGCAATTAAGGAGCGTGCTTTTATTCCTCGAAAGAGGGGCGTTTCGCAGGGCAATAAGAAAAGAAAGTGAGGAAAAATAATCATGGCAGGAAGAATCAAACATATGGAGCGTAGCCGGAGAAACTATCGCCAGAGGCCAATACAGACATTTGCAAGCTTTGAAAGAAAAGCTACGGTCAGGGCAATACAGGCGCCTCCAAGGGAAAGCGTGATTGATAGGATTAAGCAGCGGTTCAGTAGAAAAGTTTTGGACAAATAAGTAGGAGGAATAAATTATGGCAACAGCGGAAAACACACAGTTAACTACAGCCAATCCTATGGATGTGGCAATTAACAATAGATTTATTGATCAGATGGCAGCCCAGCTTACAGAGAAACAGAAGTATGGTCTTACCTTCCCTGAAAATTACAATGTCACCAATGCCCTGAATAGTGCATATCTCATGCTTCAGGACATGACTATCAAAAAGAAAAAGGGGAACGAGTGGGCTGAAGATAGGGTTCTGGATATATGTTCAAAGCAGTCAATCGCCAGTAGCCTTATGGATATGACTGTCCAGGCACTTAATCCAATGAAGAAACAGTGCTACTTTGTTCCCTTTGGAGAAAAACTCACGCTTATGCGGTCCTATCAAGGAACCATGGCAGTTGCTAAAAGAGTAGGTGCTAAAGATATCCGAGCAGAGGTTATTTATGAGGGGGATACCTTTGAGTATCACATTGAGAATGGCTATAAGGTAATCGACCAGCATAAACAGGATTTTAAGAATATTGACAACAACAAGATTGTTGGAGCATATGCAATTGTAGAGCATCCAGGTTTCACGCCATATGTTGAAATCATGAATATTGCGCAGATTAAAAAGTCCTGGGCCAAGAATAGAAAGGCAGATTTATCTAAGCCAGATGATGTACATAATGAATTTGCTGACCAGATGGCAAAGAAAACAGTGATTAACCGTGCTTGCAAAAACTTTATCAATTCCAGTGATGATGCCTATTTAACGGAAGCTTTTGATAATACAAGAGATTCTGATGATAATGTGGATATTGTTGCTGAAACGGTTTCCTACGATGTGGAGGCCCATGCCAACAGCAAGAGTTTCCCATCACCACAGGATGTCATGGGGGGCGTCCCAGAACAGACAGTAACCCAGGAGCCGCAGACTGATACCATCCAGGAGGGAGCCGTTACTGGGCAACTAGAGAATGATGTTCCAGACTTCATGAGGTAAATGCCATGTCGATTATGGATGCGATTAAGCAGATAAGAGGGGATATGGACAAGAACAGATACAACAGGACGCAGAATGGAAAGTGTACTGGATGTGGTTCCTGCTGTTCCAATCTTCTTCCTCTCACACAAAATGAAATAGAATCCATACATAAATATATCCGCCAGCATAATATCAAGGAGCGCCGCCAGATTAATCCTGCGGCGAATTGTCCATTTTTAGATATTAGCCGACGAGATAAGAAATGTACCATTTATCCGGTTAGGCCTGGAATATGTCGGGAGTTTATCTGCGACAGTACAATCAGGAGAACGCCAAGTGCAAGTCTGGTTGCTGAACCCCATAGGATTGTGATTATGAGGAAGGAGTTTTTTGGATGAGGATTATAAGTCAGGATTGTGACAAAGATTTGCCTTATGAGTCTAGCGAGGTGATTGTTGATGATAAATGTATTATTGCAATATCTTCGTCTTTACCGCGTCTGATGGCAGAATACAGCAATGCTGAAAAGGCACAGAAGGCCATGGATATGTTACACCGGGAATACACTGGGATTATGCCAAGTCTGGTTATTGATAATGGTTCAATGCTTGATCAAAAAGATATGAAAGCATTATTGGAATCAACAAAGGGAGCAATTGTACGGCCAGCAAATCCAGGTGATATTGAGGTGCATATGTTGCCAAGGGTTTTCCGGTTCCCAGCGGATGATGAAATTGAGGTGTACCATGATTGCAGTCATTTTTGAATCAGGTGCAATCATCTATGATTTATCGGAATCGCAGGCTGATGAGTTTGCGAGAAGGCAAAGCCTTATAACCCCTGAACCTTTGGAATATGAACGTGGGTGGATTTTCATTGACCCTAAAATGCCATATATTTTGAATCGCATCGGTATTGATGTGTGCTATGTGGATTTGAATAATATGACTGGAAAACATAAAAATCGTTCTGATTATATGAAAATATCTATATCGAAATTGACTGATATTTGGTCAGAGTTGTATCCGATAAAGGATAGGATAATAGCAAAGAGGTAGCAATGTGATATTGAAAGTAATAGGAAGCTCTAGTAAGGGCAACGCATACGCCCTGATGGCAGACAACGAAATTCTTCTCTTGGAATGTGGATGCCGCGGCGCCGACATGATGAAAGCCATTGACTGGCAGGTGGGGAAGGTTGTGGGCTGTTTGGTATCGCACCAGCATAATGACCATGTTGGTCACGTCAAGGATTATATGGCTTATGGTATCCCTGTCTATTCCAATGATGAAACAGAAGAATTTGTTGGGGCAGTGCAGGGAGAGAGGATAAAAGGAATTCCCGAAATGAAGCCGCTGAAATTGGGGCAGTTTTTAGTAATTCCCTTCTACCTACCACACAATGGGGTTCCAAACTACGGATATCTAATTGAACACCCGGACATGGGACGTTTGCTTTTTATAACTGATTTTGAATTATGCGAATGGAACTTTTTGGATTGGAAAGTTCGGCATTTTCTGATTGAGACTAACTATGATTTGAAGTTTGCAGAAAGGAACATTCCAAACTACCGGCATAAGCTTATGGGCCATTGTTCCTTGGAAACAGCCATAGGTTTTGTAAAAAAGAACCAGTGTACTGGGCTCCAGACAGTCACTATGTGTCATCTTGGGGACGGCTCCACGGATGAAGGATATTTTATTAGACAGATGCAGTGTGCGGTCGGCCCCTTTGTGCAGGTGGCGATTGCAGATAAGGGAGTAGAGGTGAATTTGGGGATTCCGTTTTGAAAAGACGGCGCAATCCTGCGGAGGAGGTAGCGTTTCCGCAGGATTGGCCTGGAAAATTAAGAAAGGATAATCTATGAATAGAGTAATTTTAATGGGCCGCCTGACAAGGGACCCAGAAGTCAGATATTCGCAGGGAGAGCGTTCCATGGCTATTGCCAGGTATACCCTTGCTGTAGACCGAAGAGGACGCAGAGGTCAGGATGGCGGAGAGCAGACAGCAGATTTCATTAACTGTGTAGCATTTGACCGGGCAGGAGAATTTGCAGAGAAGTATTTCCGTCAGGGCATGCGTGTGCTGGTATCCGGCAGACTTCAGACAGGAAGCTATGTGAATAAAGAGGGGCAAAAGGTGTATACAACTGAGGTCCTTCTTGATGACCAGGAGTTTGCTGACGGCAAGGGAGCTGGTGTTGGCTCCAGCCAGGCAACGGGGCAGCCACAGCAGCGACCCAATCCCTCAAATGCTATTGGTGATGGGTTTGTGAATATTCCTGATGGTGTGGAGGATGAAGGGCTTCCATTTAATTAAGGCGGTGATTTCGTATGGTAACAATTGTATGTGATACTCGGCAGAAGCTTAAGCATCATGAAAAAAAAGAACAGTATTTTGCAGAGGTGGGTATTAAGACTCTCCGCTCAAAGCTTCCATGCGGTGACTATGCCCGGTTGGATAACATGTCTGTTTGTATAGATACAAAACAGGACCTTCAGGAATGTGTAGGGAATATTTGCGGCAAGGAGCATGTACGGTTCAGAGACGAATGCCAACTGGCCCAGGATAATGGAATCAAATTGATTATCCTGGTGGAACACAGCCGTTTCATTAACTCCATTGATGATGTGGAAAAATGGAATAATCCCAGGCAGTTTCTTTACGAAAAAAAGATAAGGAAAAAATGGGGAATTGCCAGAAGGGCAGATTTTACAACTGAAGTAGCGGAATTGAAGTCTCATGGTGCCAAGATTGTTAGGGGGCCAACAACTGGGCCGGAACTTGCAAAATGTATGAGAACCATGGAAGAAAAATATGGAGTGAAATTCCTCTTTTGCGACAAAGGAAAGGCTGGCAAGCGAATCTTGGAATTACTGAATATTGAAGTGTGACTAATTATTATGAGAAGGATGTAGGTAAATGAAACTCATAGGAGTGTCAAACTTATTAAAGAGATTATGGAAAGAAATAATCATAGGAAGCAGAAGAAAGAATAGAGGAGATATACCATATGTCAGAAAATATGATTGAAAATAACAAGGTAAGAATTATTGGTGAGATTGTGTCAGCATTTACTTTTAGCCACGAAGTATTTGGAGAAGGATTTTATATGGTGGATGTTGCAGTGAGACGGCTCAGTGGGCAAATGGACATCCTCCCGTTGATAGTATCTGAGCGGTTGTTGGATGTGCATCAGGACTATTCAGGCAGCACCATTGAGGCGCTGGGCCAGTTCCGTTCCTACAACCGACACGAAGGTGTGAGGAACAGGCTGATGCTGTCTATCTTTGCCAGGGAGGTTCACTTCATGGAAGAGTTCACGGACTATACAAAAACAAACCATATATTCCTGAACGGCTACATCTGTAAACCGGTGATTTACCGTAAGACTCCCTTGTGCCGTGAAATTACCGACATCTTTCTGGCGGTAAATCGTCCGTATGGTAAGTCCGATTACATACCATGTATCATTTGGGGACGCAACGCACGTTTTGCATCCAGATTTGAGGTCGGTGACAGGGTAAGTGTTTGGGGGCGTGTTCAGAGTAGGGAATACACAAAGAAACTGACTGAGACTGAATGCGAGAAGCGCATTGCCTATGAGGTTTCAATCAACAAGATAGTAATATAGCATACAGCAGCGCATACCTGGACCTGATTCGCAGGACCATGACTGCATAAAGATAGCTGGAACGGCAATGGTGTATGCACAACCAGTAAGGCCAGCAGCGGATGTGCCTATGGAGAGATAATGGAGGACCATACGGCCAGGGGTTCCGGTCTGGCGCACATCCACTATATCGTGTAAAGAAGGTGCAAAATGAATATTAGCCCCACAATGATGCGGGTTGCAGAACAGATGGAATCGCACGGTGAACTAATAAGATATCCTGGAGGATTTTGGTCCTGGAGAGATGTAGAAATTAAGAATGAGATTCCTGCATGGTATTGTGACGTGAAAACTCTTAGAGCATTGGGAAAAAGAGGGATTGTCAATCTTGATGAAACCAAGAAAATTTGTAAACTAAATCGGTATTTATAGGAGAGCTGCGACATGAAAAACGAAACAATGACAGTGGACGATATTGAGTGTCCATACTGTGGCAGGGTATTTGATGGCGGTGAGGCAACAAATCATGATACCACATGTGATTTTGTAAACTGCCCTACATGCGATGGCGAGATAGAGGTATTACAGTCTGTAACTTATACTTGTCACCCAGTAAAAAATTAACATTTGGAGGGTTAAAAGATGGAAAATAAAATATATAAGATTTGCGAGGATGTATTAACGATAACAGATGATGAAATCAAAGAATTAAGAGAGATTGCCGAAGGACAGAAACGGTATAATAATCCGTTACGCATGGCGACATCTGGATGGCAACAAGAATTAGGCGAACACAATGATAAAGTTTTAGATGCAATTATTGCGCTGAAAAAGGAATTGGAAGCCGGTGCTGAAATTGAAAGACCAAATTAGAACTTTTGGGAATAAAAAAGAGCCTTGCGGCCCTGCCCGACGTTTTACAAAGGTGAGGAATTACAACCTCACAAGGGTCTACTGGCGGCTTTGCGTTCCCTGTTATTTAATTTGATTATAGCAATTTTTTGAGAATTATACAATAGCAATATTAGCATTTTCCGGAAGCCGGAGGAAGGAAAAAAACATGGAGAAAATAAGGTGCAGTGAATGTGAGCACTGCGAGGAGTATGGACGGAGGGGGAACAGTAGGAGCAAGTACAGCTGTGGGCATCCAGACCAGAGATATATTATTGACTATTTCGATAAGCACCACATAAGCAAAATGGCTGGGTTCCTGAATTTTGGCAAGCCGGGCGAGGTTCCAGTCAAGACATCTCCGGCATGGTGTCCCAAAAAGAATCCGGAGAATTAGCATTTGGAGGTGTAAGATGCAAATAGAAATTAATGAGGCGGAGTTAAAAGAGTGGGCAGTTAACCAGATTAGAAAGCGCATGGGTGACAGAATTAACACTTTGATGCGGGAATGGGACTGGAATAGTTATATGAGGGATGCTGTAGATAAAGTGGTAAGAGAAAAGGTGACTGATGTAGCCATTGAGAGCTTTATCAATACTATAGACAAGGATAATGTGATAAAAACTGTCAGTGACCGTATTGCAACTGAAATAGCAGATAGTCTCAAAAACTGAGATTTTGTGACAAATAAGGAGTATCATAAATGAAATTACCAACAGAAGTAGATATTGTAGGTCTTATTTA